CCTTCTGCCGCTTTAGTTCTATGTAAAGCCCATGAAAGCCGCCGCGGGCGACGGGTAAGCACAAATCCGGCACTCCCGCCTTCACCCCTTCGGCGCGGAAGCGTCCAGCCTCTGCCTTTTTCCGGCTCCCGCCGTTCGGTACGTGGTAAAGCAAGGCCAATTCCGGAAAACGCCCGCTTTGATAGGCGGCCCAGCGAAAAAGGCATTGTTGTTCCGCGCTTTCAGTTGGAGCGGGAAGGGAAGGGGCTTTATTCGCGCGCATGGTCTTCACCGCCCTTCCATTTCACCCACGGTTCAACGCCGCCGCGCCCTTCATGGATCGCCGCCCGTGCCGCCTCTTCCGTGGGAAATAAGTCTTCCAGCTTCAAGCCGTCGTAATCCTCCGAATACTCTTCCGTGATATGCCAGCGGCACACGTTCCCGCCGCCCTCCGGCTCCACGGCCACGATCTCCACGGGAACGGCGCATAGCGTTTCCCAAATATCCGTTACAATCCAGCATTGCCCGCCGATCTGCGGATTTTCAATCATCTGTTTTCCCTCCGTTCCGTTTTATGGGCTTCTTGTCCATCTGATTTTTTGCGAAAGATCGCGGTTTGTCCGGTTCCCGCGGTTTTCCCAATTCCCGCCCGCCGAACCGCCCAAAGAATACCAATTATCGGCCTTGTATATCGTGCCTTCGTGTCCCGCTCCTGTGCTGGAATAGGCAATAAGCCCTTTGACGTGGCCGCAATACTTCCGGATATACTTTCGCGCCATTCCTAAGCATTTACTTTCGACAAACGGTGCGGTATCGTCAATAAAGCACATTCGCGTTAATTCCAATATGGCCGCCTGATCTATTTTCCGGCTTGTAGGCCGCCCCCACATCATGCACCCGATCACGCGCCCCGCTTCGTCCTTGAAACAAAGTCGAAGGATCGCACCCGCGGGCGTGGAATGCAAATAGTGATTTTCGCGCAACCATTCATCAACGGAAGTATCGTGCTCAACATAAAGCCGTATTCCCTTGTGTTCTTCGTCCGGAAAAATCCGCGCTTGTTCAATCATCCGATCCCGCCCCCTTTCGTTTCTTTTTTCCCTTCGCGGCCTTCTTCGGCGGCTCTGGACGGCGGCACATTCTCGCGTAGATATACGCCCCCGCCACGTATGCCGAATATTTCACTTCGCAATCGTTGAAAGCGTAATCCGGAAACAGCTTCCCAAAGATCGCCGCGGGCGCGGCCTCAAAGTCTGCCGCCATCTGTTCAACCTTCCGTTTGCTGATCTTTGTATCGGCTTCCGTGATTTTTGGATCGACAAGGTTTTTGCTTGCCGCCCAGCGTTTGCCGCCGTTCGGCTCCTTCGTTATATAGCGGGCAAGGGCTTCAAGGCCGTAATCGTCCGGTTGCAGGCGGCGGGAATTCGCCCAGCCCCGGCCCTGCCACAAGGCTTCGGCAACGTCCCGATCCATGCCGGACATTATGACATGATGGTGAACCCGCTTGCGCCTGCCGTCCCCGCCGCCGTACTCGATCACATACACGTACTTCAATTCCGGAAGGCCGTTCTTCCTGCGCCATTGCCGCACCCGCCGAAGATAGTTGCGAATATCCCGGCGCGCCTGTTCTTCGTCCGGCACGAACCCGGCCTTGTATGTAAGCGTTATGCAAAGGTCTTCACCCGTGAAATTCGCATTGATTTTCTGGATCAACTTCTTTTTCGCGTTCCGGTCATTCAAATTCCGCTGTGCTTCCTTCGTGGCCGCCTTCTTCGCCTTCCGAATTTCGTTTTGCGTGTTCCAAATGGGGAAAATCTCAACTTCAAGAATGTCCCCGGCCTTGATCGTGCGGGCGCGGTATCGGAAAACATTTCTATGCTTCAACCGCTCAAATGCGCTTTCTGTGATTTCCTCCGAACGGTCAAATAGGAATTCATATTTTGAACTGCTGTAAGGCATTCCCGTTCCCTCCCTGCTTGCCGTTAGGTCTTTTACCCCCTCCCGTCCCCCTAAAGGGGGAAGCAGGCTCCAAGGAATTAAAATGCGCCTGCGGGCGGGCTTCCTGATCTGCCAAACCAGCCCCGCGCATTGTTTGATTTTATCCCCCGCCGCCGATCCTGCTTTTATCACTCCGGCAACACGCCATCAAGGGCAAGCGGCTTCGCCGTGCTATGCACCCTTGACAACGCGCCGCCGTCGTGATTATCCAAAAGCAGGCGACGGGGAATTAAAATCAAATCAAACGCTATCAGCTTAAACGCAAGCGCGTTCCCTCTGTTACCGTCCATTTCTTAATACCCATTACAAGCCCGTAAATACGCCGTGTTTCAGGCGCATAGTTGACATTTTGCCGCCGCGGTGGTATACTATCTTTAGTTTGAATAGCTCTTCTTCGCGGCGACGCGAAGGGGGAAAGGCGGCTTGCAGGCAACGCAAGCCGCCTTCTTCTTTTATCCGTTGTTATAGCCTGCGGCCTCTTCGTATTCTTTGCATGGTGCTTCTTCCCGCGGCCTGAACCGCATACCGTTCAAACAGCCAATGCAAGGGAAGGGGCGTATGCCGTCCGGCTTCGCGCCGTCCCTGCGCTGTTGGCAGTCTTCCAGCTTCGCGCACGCGTCGCACCAGCACGCGCGGCAATCCCGAATATCCGTCTTTGTATACGGCTCTTCCTCTTCTTCGTCGTGTACCAGCTCCACGCCGCCGCCTGCGGGGGCGGCCATGTCCGCGAAGCCGCCCGCCAGCCCGCGGGCGAACGCGTCACCCATGACGGCCAAAGCGCGCGCCAGATCATACCCCAAAGCATAGGCGCACCGCGCAAGCAATTCTTCGTCGAAGGTGCTATTTCTGCTTTCGTCCATCTTTTCCACCTCCCTTCAATCCGTTACGAATGCCCACGGCCACGCCGTACACGATCACCACCGCCGCCGAAAGACACACAACCCCCACAAGGGAATAGAAGGCGGCAACCATAAAATCAAACGCCGTCATTCGTCCGCGCCTCCCTCTGTTTCCCGGCCCGATCCGAAGCCGTGTTGCGCTTGAACTTCTGAAACAGCGACCGGAACGGCCCGCTTTTCTTCTGGTATTCCGCGCTGTTGTATGCGCGGCGGCTTGCGCCGAATGTGCTTTGCTTGCCCCGTTCGCTCCTGTGGCTTCTCTTCCTGTGATTGATCGCACTACTCATTTTTCTACGCCCTTTCCTTTATATATAATGTAGGGCGGGCGGCGGCGCGTGGCCGCCACCCCGTCCCGTGGCCTGCGGTTACTTTCCCTTGCCGGAAACAAGCTCCAACGCCTGCGCCTCTGTGAAGCCCGCCCTTTTCAGGGCGGCGAAGCGGGCGTAAAGCGCGCTTGCTTCGCCGTCGCTGTCCGGCTGATCCGCGGCGGCCTCCGGCTCTTCGGCGGGGACGGCCTCTTCCGGCTCTTCCTGCGGCTCTTCGCTGTCCCCTCCGGAAAACGCCTCTTGAACGCCCTGCATGATTGCCTGTGCAAGCATTTCCCCGAAGGACAGCGTGCGCTCCTTCACTTCGTCTTCGTTGAAAGATACCAAAATATCAGATTTCAGGACGCAAAGCGGGCGCACGCCCCAGTAGCCGTGGTGCGCGCCGTTGTAGTCCAGCGCGCCCGAAGAATAGACAAAGCGCACTAAATGTTCGTAACCATTGCGGGCGGTGGAAAACGGCGTTGCCGTCCAATGCCAATCCGACGCGGGGGGAATGATGTTGCGGAATTCGCGGTAAATCTGATCCGTGTAAATTCCGATCGTTACCCGGTCTATGCCGTAGTCCTTCAATCCATCATCGGACGTAAGATCAAGGGCAAGCGGCAAGAAGGCTTCCTTGTCCGCACCTGCGGCGGCCAGCTCTTCCAGAAAGTCCCCGTTCAGGAACGCCCGGACGGAAGACGCGGCAAAATCGTTCTTGTTCTCTTCGTCGAAGGGCATATACCGCGTTTCGCCGCTTTCCGTCTTCAATACGTCCGCGGCCAGCACAAGCACGGCCTTCTTCTGCGGGTTATGCGCCAGCACCACCCATTCCAAGCCGCCATAGGTGAAGCGGCTTTCCGCAGCCAGCTTGCCGATCTCTCCGGTTTTCAATGTTTTTTCCATGTCTGAATAGCTCCTTTCAGTTATTCCAATATGCAACGGCTTCTTCCACCGTTTCAAACTCCCTTGTGGTAAGCCCGCATTCGTGGCACAAAATCAGCGGGCGCGGCTCAAAGTAGGTAAACCGCTCTTTTACGATTTCAGCCCGCCCGCCGCAATAGCGGCAAGGCTTCAATTCCGGTATGTCCGGCTTGTCCCGCTCGTTCACTCTTCGCCCCCTTCCTGCAAGCGCGCATTTCCCGCCAGCGTTACCCGCTCCGGATCGGCAATCGTTACGCTGTGCAAGCACTTGTCTTCTAATTCCAGTTTTAGAACCGTCTTGCCGCCCTGCAACCGATAAATCAAACCGGAAATGCAACGGTATTCAATCCCGTTGTGCGTGATAGGTTGCTGTGCAAGGAAGGCGGCCTTTGCTTCACTCTTCGTCATTGCCCGCCGCACCCCGCTTCCAGTAATCCCCCGTATTCCCCTTTGATCCAAAGAACTTCGGTTCTCTCCTGTCCGCGTTCTGCATAGGCCGTTTTTTGTACCCGCCGCCAGTCCGTCAACATATCGTTGTATATTTCGTTGTCGTAGCCGCTCAAAACCACCGAACCGGAATGCGCCTTCAATGCCTCTAACAGCTGTAAATGCTGTTCAAGCGTCATTTCTTCCGCATAGATGTGTTTCCGGCGCGTTTCCGGCGTATATGGTGGATCGGCGTAAATAAGGCAACGGGGATCGTTGTACTTCTTTATCAGCTGTTCCGCGTCCATGTTTTCTATTTGTGCGTCTTTCAGCCTCCACGCCGCCGCCGAAAGCCTTTCAGGAAGGCCGCACCATTGCCGTGGCATGACGGGGGAACGTCCGGTTGCGCTGTGCCGCCAGCCTGTGCGCGCCGCCGTCATAGTCCCGAAAGCCTGCCAGCACCGAACAAGGAAGCGGCGCGCGTCTTCTAACGGCTCCCCGGTCTTTTCATAGGAAGAATAATATTCGTCCCGCGCCCACGGCGTTAATTCGATCAATGCCGCCAGCTGTTCCGGCTCTTCCCGCAACACGCGGAAAAGGTTTACAACGTTCCCGTCAAGATCGTTTATCGTTTCCAGCCTTGCAGGGGGCTTCCGGAAGAATACCGCGCCCGAACCGAAGAACGGTTCAAGGTAGATTTCATGTTGCGGGAAATGGTCTATGATCCAGTCCGCAAGCCTCCATTTTGCCCCGGCGTACTTCAAAATGGGTTTTACATTGGCGGGCGGCCGCTTTTCCGTCACGGCTCTTCCCCTCCTTCCCCGAAAGGCTCTTGCCCTATCCGGTTGTATTCCTCAAAAATCCGATCGAAGGCGGCCCGCCATGCGTCGCCGTGCGTCTGGTCTTCCGGCGTGGCAACGTGCGCCAACTCATGCGCCAGCACTTCCACCCCCGCCGCAATGGGGATTTCCCCCGATACCTCCACCACGGGCGGCGAACCGTCTTCCGGAAAGGTTGTCACCCCGCACGCGCTGTTCCCGTTTTCGTCTGTCACTTCCGGTATTATGTACGCGCTGTATTCCCGATCCGGAAACAGATTGCCGAAGGCTTGCGCAACCAGCGCGAAGGGATCATTGCCGAATGGGGATTGAAGCCGCCCCGCCGCTTCCGCGGTCAATTTGTCCTTCATACCCCGCCGCCTTTCAACCGCTTTTGCAGGCGTTCCAACTTTCCGTTTTCGGCTTCGACCGGATCACCGTACAGAATGCGCATTTGATCCAGCATTATTTGAACGTCCGCTATCTCTTCGCGCACCGCTTCAATGCGGTTCCGGTGTTCTTCGCTCCCGATCATGGACACGTGAAGGCGGCGCACCTTCAACAAGGCTTTTGTAAGCTCCGACATTTCTTCAATGCACATATCGGTTTGTGCCGCTTCGCCCCACTTCTGCAAAGCCGCTTCTAAAACGGCTTGCCGTTCCTGTTCGCTCATAACCCGCTTTCCTCCCTTCAAATCTTGCCTTCTTCATACGCCTGTTTCAGCTCCCCGGCATACCCACACATAAGGGAAGGGGAAGCAATACCCAAAACGGCGTTTATGAACGTCCGGTATACTATGAACGTGTTACCCCGCTTTCTGATCCAAAAGGCGGGGCTTCCGCTTTCCGGCCTGATCCGCTTTAGCACCCTGCGCACCCCCTTTCGTTGTGGCCGCGTCTGTGCAATCGCACCTTTCGCCATAGTCAAGGTGACTTCCGCACCACGGGCAAACCTTGAATTTCACTTTTTCACCGCCTTTCGCATTACCAGCCGCCGCAACCCGTCCGCGCACAACGTCAAGCCGTGTTCCCTCTGGTAAGCGCGGCGGCGGTCTGCAACGGGCTTGTTCCATCCGCATTCCGGGCATTCCGAAGGCTTGCACTTCTGCGAAGCGTCCGGATCAATCCCAAGCAGGCAGTTAAACGGCGGCTTTTTCTCTTCGCTCATTTCGCACCGCCTCCCCATTGTAAATTACCAGCATAGAAGGGAAGGGCGCGGGATCGGCGGCGTTGCCGTCTTCGTCGGTGAAGCGAAGCCGCCCGCGGATAAAGCGCACTTCCGCTTTGTGGTAAATGAATTCGTGAAAATATGTGGTGTCCGTCCGCGCCGGAATAAGAAGCACGATCGGCGTTCCGGCCTGCGCCTCTTCGTATGCCTTCCGAACCCATTTGCCGATTTCCCGCCCATACGGGGGATTGCAAAATACTGTACCCCCCGCAACCTTCCAAGAGGATTTAAGCCCGTCCGTTTCCGGCGTGAAATATTGCGGGCATTTCGCCGTCTTGTCCGTGGCCGCCGCGTCCAGCGTGAAGGAAAATTCTTCGTTCAGCTTGTCGAAGAAGTCTTGCGGCGTACACCAACACATATTTTTTGAAGACAACAAAGCCTTGTTCATTCTTCGCCCGCCTCCCCTTCATCTTCCAGCACTTCCCCCGTGGACGCGTCCACGTTGAAGGCACATTGCGCCGGATCGCCTGCCGCTTCGCGGGCGGCGGCCTGTTCCTCTTCCTGCCGCCGAAGATCAAGGGCAAAGGCACAATCACGCGCCAGCCGTTGCAGGCGTTCCACAAATCCCGCGTTGATAACGTCATAGGGCATAATCACCGCTTGAAGCAGGAAGCCCGCCTTTGCCACAATGTACGGTGTCCCGTTCGGCGTGAAGCGTTCGTATAGCTCCAACACGTCCAGCACGTCCGACACGGGCGACAAATAGCGGCTTTGAATGAATACCAGCCCCCGCCGCGTCTGCAACGGCTTCAAGGTGTGGCCGCTGAAAATGATTGAAAGGTTGTCTCGCTCGATCATCTTTTCGTTTGCGTCCGTGTCTTCAAAGTTAATCCCTTCCGGAACGTCCCGCACCCGCACAAACCAGTCTTCGCGCTGTTTTTCCGGCACGTCAAAGATCGTCAAAATGCTTTCTTCGTCCAGCTCTGGAAGGCCAGAAACGGGATATGCGGTCATTCCGTCGCCTATGTACTGTTGCAACGTCCCGCCGCTTTCGTAGCGGTTGTATAAAACAACCTGTTTCCCTTTCTTGCAGATCGCGGCAATGCTCTTGATCTTCACGCGTCGCCGCCTCCTTCCTGCGCCCCCCGCTCCATCTGCACCGCCGCCCGCGGCGCGCCGCAATGCGGGCAGTAATTGAATTGTTCGTGCGGCGGGAAGCGGTAAGAACCCCCGGCGTTTGCAATGCGCGCGCCGTACTTGTCCACTTCACACTTTGCCGCGCCAAAATCAAATTTCCGGCAAAAGTCACACATAGTTTGAATAGCTCCTTTCCGTCAACTGTTATATGGGTTTCGCAACGTCCAGTCCCAAACCGTGCCGCCCGTGAATTCCGTGCGGAAATAGTTTCGTTCCCCGTCGCCTGTGAAGAAGAAGTATTCTGCGGGAAGCACGCGGCCCACGTCGCCGCCTTCCCTCCGCTCCCGCTCCCAGCGTGTCAGAACGTCCGCGGCAATGGCCTTTAACTCTTCCGTGGCCGGATAGTCCGGCGAATACCCCGCGAATTGTGAAGGCTCTGTTACCACCCCGGCCACCGTGTCCGGCCAGCGCGCCGCGTCAACGCGGTTCAGCACACACCACACAACCGCCGCTTTTTCCATGTCCGAAGGCACGCCGCGGGCTTCGCCCCATAGCACCCGCGCCAGCATTTCAACTTCCGCTTCGTCCGGCACATAGGCCGCGGGCGTTTCAGCCGCCGAAGGCGGGGGCGTTATCAACGGCGCGGCGGTGGAAACGGTGAATTCCGGAAGCGGCGGGGCGGCGGCCTGCGGCCTTCTGGACGCGGCCACAATGCAGAAGAGGGAAAGCACCACTGCCGCCGCCAGCAATGCAAGGGGAAGGGAAGGGCGGTTGCGGCGCGCCCGCCGCTTCATCTTCTATCCCCCCGCGCGGCCTGCGCCAGCGCGCACCCTTTGCAATGCTCTTCCCTGATCTCTGCGCGGTTTTTGTCTTCCGCTTCGTAATTCTCTTTCAGCGTGTCCGGATCATAGTAAAGCCGCATTGTTTCGCCCATTCCGGACGATATTTCCAGCACATAAAGGCCGTTCCGCTCGAACCAATCATTTTCAACGGTGACTTCAAAGCGGCCAAGCGTCATTTTGTAGATATACACGCCTCCGGTTGCCCGCTCTGCTTTCAGCCGCGCCGCCGAAAGATTTAATTCTTGTTGCACAAGGGCCTTCGCCGTTTTCAGCGTCAGCCGAACGCCTGCGTTCTGTTTCCTTGCCATAGTTTGAATAGCTCCTTTCCTGCCGCCGTTACGTCAGAATGTCAAAAAGTGTTTGTTGCTGTGCTTCGTACTGCTGATTTCTAATTTCTATTTCAATCAGCGCTTCCACCTGTTCAAGCGACTTTCCATATTTGAAGCCATGCGGAACAATATTTTTTCTTCGTTCAGCCGCCGCAACTCTTCCCACAATTCCGGATACATTGTTTTTGTGTGCGCTAACTCCGAATAGCCTTGATTTGGACAAAACCAGCACCCGCCGCGCCTTGAAAAGCTGTATGTAGGTGAAAGCAACCCATATTCTTTGCAAAGGTCATATGCCATTTGTTCCGTAAATCCGAAGCGTTGAAGAAGAGATATTCTGTTTGTTCCTTTCATCCGCTCTAGGCGTTTCGGTTCATCAATGGCGATCCCCACGTATTGCGTGTACTCTTCGCCTGCAAGGTCAAGCCGCTTGTAATATTTGCGGATCGGTGCAATCTTCAATTCTCTGTTCGCCGCACACATTCCACCGAGAACCCAACCAACATATTTTCCAATGCGATCTTGAACCTTGCTTTTCTCTATCACATGAAAAAATATATCAAGGTAATCTTTTTCAGCGCGCACAATCTCGACTTCATATCCCCAGCTTTCAAACAGCGGCTTCGCTTTGTTGCGCACAAAGTCAATATGTTCCGGTTGCTCTCCGCTGATCTCACGCTTTCGGTCAAACATAACTTCCGAAAAGATAATCTTTGAAGGCGGCAAGCCGTGAATGTGATCCAGTATTACGCTTGCTGTGCTGTCTTTGCCGCCGCTCCAAGAATGGAAGTACAACATTTCCACGCGCTCCTTCATCTACTTTCTACGGAAGTCCCCGGCGTTCGGGCAAGTCTTCCAATGCGGCACAAATGCAACGGGAAGATCGCGGCTTTCCTCTTCCGGGCGGGCAACGCGCCCGGTGATAACCTCCCCTTCGTCCGTTACAAAGCGGTCATTCCCGCCGCCTTCGATCACAAAGACGGGCGCGGGATCAATGGGCATATTCTTTCCGGCAACTGTCCTGATCCAGTCGATTTCACGCCCGCACCCCCGGCAAATGCTCATTCTGAACGCCCCCATTCCTCTGTGGCCGTCTGCGCCAGCCACCACGCCGGATTATTCCGGTATGCCTCATTCAGGCAAGCGTCGCAATCTGTGGCGACGCACCCCGCGCAATACTGCTTTTGGAAAGCCCGATCCCACGGGGCTTCTATTACGGGCAATTCCCGAAGGAAGGCCGCCAATGCCTGCGGGCTTTGCGTAATCCGTTCATACTCTGTCACGGTTTTAACCTCCCTTCCCAGCCGTGGCCGCCGTCCGGCCCCGCCGCTTGAAATGCTCCTGAACGGTTGCTTGCGCCCGCTCCGCTTTGTAGATTTCCCTTTGCCTGCTGTCCAGCTCCCCGACGTAGCCCCGCTTCAATTCGTTGTAGATCGTCGCCGTATGCACGCCCAGCCGCGCGGCTATTTCGAGCGGGCGATCCCCGCGGGCGTGCCACACTTCGATTTTCTGCCGATCTTCAAACGTCAGGTATTTGTACCTTCCCGCCATGCTTTTTCACCCCTCTTATTGACATTTTCCGCGCTTCATGGTATAAAAAAATAAATGCGGAAGAACTCTCCCGCCCCGCTTTGGGGGCTTCGTGTTCTTTCGCATTTAATATTACAACCTACGCTCGGAAATGTCAAGAGTAAATGCGAAAA